GCAATGAACTCCTCGAATACGAAAATGAAACCGGAGGTGGCCTCTTCCCCGTTCTCCATGCTCGTGTAGTATTCGTCGAGGGTATCGGCCATCCCCAGGATGGTCAGGCGCGCCTTGACGTTTTCCTCGACCGTGAGGTCCAAGGCATCAACCATGCGGCGCAATTCCCCACGGGAGGCCGGCAGGGTCATGTTGAGCTTCTCGAATTCCTCCCCCAGCGCCTTGGCGACATTCTGCATCCGCTCTTCCGGCCCGATGAACAGGTCGGCGTAGGCCGCTTGCGAGGCCGTCAGGTTCTCGATGCCGCCCGCCAGGATCAGCAGTTGCAGCGCCGCCTTCTCGGCATCGTCGCCGAGGTTCATCCCGGCGTCCAGCATCTCTTCGGTGATGGCCGGGAGGTTGTCGAGCAGGGCCTTTGCCTCCTGGGCGATGGGCAGGATCGTTTCGATGTCATACCCGGAATCTACCCATGCCTTGTAGAGCAGGTCTTTCATAGCGCCCGTCGAGGCCGCGATCATCTCGCCCACGGTGTATTTCGTCTGTTCGGTGAGCCAGGCGCCAATTTCTTCGGGGTGCAGGGATTGGTTGACGGTATTGCGCTCATTGCGCACCTTCGCCGCCTCGGGCCCCAGGATGTCTGCCAGGGCCCCGGTCAGGTCGTTTAGGGCCTGCTCGGCCTCCTGCACCTTCTGCAACGTTTCGTGGTTGCTGTTGATTTCCTGCGTCGTCTCGAAATACCCACCTTTTTGCTGGATGTAGATGGTCTCAGGCGTGGGCGGGTCCTCATCGCCAAACAGGGAGCCGAGGCCGCCGCCACCAATGCCACCAAGCAACCCGCCAATGATCGGACCAAAGGGCCCGAGCACGGGAATCAGCATGGACCCAATGACAGTGCCGGCCGTGGCGCCGATGCTTGACCCGATCTCAGAATATCCCTTCCCCTGGAAGATAAGGTTCCCGGCAACGCTCCCGAGTACGCTCCCTGCGCCAAGCATGAGGTTGCTTGTCTCTGCAAGACTCTGCCCGGCCGATAGAAGGCCCTCAGAAGCCAGCCCGAACTTTGCGGCGGCGTCCCCCATGTACCCGGCCATCGTCGCGCCGATGCTATTCCCGCCCGTCAGGTACTTCCCAGCCCCGAGCACCCCGCCCCAACCGCCGCCCGCGTCGTTGTAGGCCGACTGCACCGTCGTCTGCCCGGCTTGCGCATTCCCCGCCGCCCCTACCAGCGTGGCGTTGATGACCACGTTGATGGGGTTCATCAGGATGGCGCTGGCTAGGTTTGCCAGGCCGCGGATGACGACCTTTTTCAGCGACTCCAGGAAAGACGATGCGTTTTTGATAGTGCCGTCGAACAGGCCCGTAAAGGCGTCGGTGAGCGAGGTCTGGATGGACTTGCTCATCTCCAGGACGGTGTTGTTCCAGAGGTCAGCGATGCTAGGGGCCGCGGCCTTGGCGGAGGCGGCCATTTTGGAGATCGCCACGGCGTTGTCTTCCGCCGCCTTCGACCCCTCGCGGATGCGCTCGGCTGCCTGGCGGTGCGCCTCGGCAAGCTCGGTATTGCCCTGCACCAGGGCTTGGACCGCCTTGTGCTCTTCTTCTAGCGCCATCGTCTCGATCTTGGACGCCTCGGCCGAGCGGGTCTTTTCCTCCGTCGTCAATCCAGCCACGCGCAGCTGCTCTTGCTGGCCAGCCAGGTAGGCATCGATCTTGTTCTGCGCGTCGATGGGCACCTGGTCGATCTGCCGCTGTGCAATGGCCAGGCGCTCGGCTTCGGTGGCGGCCTTGGCGTGCGCATCGGCTTGCTGCTTGGCGGCGGCGGTAGCCTCCGCCATCATTTCGGTGGATGACTTGCCGGCAGTCGTCAGCTTCTCGTAGGCCGCGGAAACCTTGTTGCCGTGGTTCTCCGTTTCTACGAACCCCTTGTTCATGCCGCCGAGGCCAGCGTTGTAGGCCCGCGCCAAATCGTCCATGTTCTTGATGGCGCCCTTGCTGTTGTCCAGCAGCCAGCGCATGTAGGCGGCCCCGCCCTCGATGTTCTCTTTCCACCCGTCGCGCATCTGAGCGAACGAAAGCCCCGTCCTGGCGGCCACCTGCTCCGCAGCGGCGGCTGTCATTTGCATCACGCCGACGGCGCCTTTCCCGCTCGTGGCTTGTTGGCTGAAATCGCTTTCCGCCTTCGCCATCGCAATGATGGCGGCCTCCGACAGGTTGTACTTCTCCGCCATCGCGGTAATCGTCGGAAGCATCCGCTCCAGCGTCGCGGCAGCTTCCCGACCGAAAGCCGACTCCACCTCCGCCCGGCTAATCTTAGAATCCGACCAAGCCTTCTCCGCCGCCGCCGTGTCGGAGGCGATCCGAGCCTTCTCCTTTGCCTGCTCTAGCTGGCGCTCTTCGTGTCCGAACAGTACCTCGGAATCGGTGGCCTGAAGCTCGATGTAGGTGGCGCGCTGCTTTTCCAGCTCGTTAATGCGCTGAAGTATCCGCTCCTCTTCTTCCTTTGTGCCGCCTGCACCCTTAATCAGCTTGTCCCCAATGTAGCTCCCAGGGACACCCGACGATCTAAATGGGGTTGCATTGCGTAGCTTCTCAAGTTCTACTTGCGCCTTCGCAATCTCCGCATTGAGCCGCACCACCGCATCCAGGTTAGCGCCAAGCGACGGGGGGTTGAGGCTATTGGCCGCCGTCTCCATCGCACTGGTTAGCCCTGTCTCAAACCAGTTCCAGATGTCTGAGACATGTAGCTGCTTGTCGAGGGCCTCCATTAGCAGCATTGCTGCATTGCCCATGCGCGACTCTTGCTGCGCCAAGGTGTCGGGAAGCCCTGCAATATTGCCCTTGAGGTCCCTAAACACCTTTTCCCATGCGGTAGCCACCACCTCGCTGGACAGCCGCCCCTGCGACCCAAGGTCCTTCAGACTGTCCGTGGTGCCAAGGACCTGCTGGATGGCCTCTTCCAGCTTCATGGCCAAGCCCCCCGCGTTCTCGCGCAGGGACTTGAGTTCGTCGCCGCCAAGGGTGCCGGATGACAGAGCTTGGGCTAGCTGAGTGGTGACGCTGGACGCGGCCTGCCCCTCCAACCCATAGACGCGCATGGATTTGGTAAGGTTTTCGCTGAACTCGATGGACTGCTCGTAGCTCTTGCCGAGCTTGGCCAGTGCGGGGGCAAAGAAGTTGACCGCCTGGCTGGCATCCTTGAGTCCGACGCCCAGGCGTTGCGCGGAGGCATATAGGGCCTCAAAGCCCTGCGTGCTGCCGGACATCATTAGCGCTTGCTGGCGCATGGCCGCCATCTCGTCCTTGGCGGTGGCGATGTCGCGGGAGAGCTTGACGAGCGCCGCAATGGAGAGGGCCGCGCCAAAGGCGGACATGGCGGATGTGGTGGCGCGCGTAGCAGCGCCGAGGCCGTCCTGTTCGGTGGCCAGCTTCTTGCTGGACCCGCCCAACTCGTCGGTCGCGGCCTTGACCTTCTTGACCCCGGCCGCCGCGGCATCCTGGCCATCGACCTGGATTTTTACCTTCAGCGTGGGGTCTGCCATGGCTAGGTCTCTTCGGGTTGGTCGGGCCGGGCAAACAGCCCGAACACGGCGGCGGCTTGGGCGGCTACGCGGTCCTGGTCAATGGGCACATCCATGGGCGATGGGCACATCGGATCGAGCGCGGCCCCGGCGGACGCGGCATAGGCGGCGCTGAGGTGGTGGATAGTCGCCGCCTGCCAGGGTGTGAGCGCGGTCTGGGTCATGGCCTGCCAGGCAGCCAGGTCGGGCCAGGCGAGCCCCCGCGGGCCGCCTTCGGTCCAGCGCATCACCCCGGCCTCGAACAGCCAATCGAGCAGACACTGGTCTTCCCCTGTCTCCGGCAGGTCCAGTTCGGCGGGGTCCTTCCCGCGTTCCCGCTGCGCCAGGAACGCCTCTATGCGGGCCTCTAAGGGCGGTCCGCTTGCGCCTGACTTGCGCCCCGGCTCATCCTTGCGGCGGGGCGTGGTGTGCAGCCAGGCGTGCTGCCTGGCCCACAGCGTCAGGCGCTCGCGGATTCCCCCAGGTAGTTCGCCCGCTCCCCCATCCACTCATCGCACTGCACGCGCAGCCAGCGATGCTCGGTGTAGAGGGCGCGCGCGGCCTCCGCGCTGAACGGCATCTCTTCCCCGTCATCGCCCTCCAGGAGCCAGCCCATGGTGCAGGCGGTGACCGCCTCGATGGCGTTGGCCTCGGACTCTTTGGCACCGCCCGGCTTGCGCTTGCGGATGATCCGGTCCTGGTAGTCGGCCATGACCTTGCGGAACTGCGGGCTGTCCATACCCGCCAAGTGAATCACCTGCTCGCGCCCATCGGGCATGCGCATGGTCTCGCCGGTGGCCGGGTGGCGCACCGGCATGGGGCTGGTGGCGGAAAAGTGGATGCTGCCGATACTTGCCATAGGGTTATCTCTTGTTGGTTACGGGTTAGGTGGCAGAGCGCACGTCGGTGATCACGTCGCCGTCGATCTGGATTTCGAGGGTGGCGGTCACGAAGGCGTCCGGGTCGGAACCAGGGTTGATCTTGAAGCTCATGACCTGTCCGGCGAAGTAGAACTTGGTCGGAAGAACCAGGGTAGCGGTCGCGTCGTTCAGCACGATCTTGAACGCATAGCCGAGGTCGCTGGCCAGGGCGGCGAGCATTGCTGTGGTGCCGGCAGCGTCGGAGGAGTAGCCAAGCCCCATCTGGATCGACCCGAAGTCGTAGGACCCCTTGCGCTTGCACGTGGTGCGGGTGGCCAGTGGCTTGAAGGTCGCCGTGGCGTAGACCTTTCCAAATTCGCCGATACTGGAGATGTCGGCCAGTTCGACCCAGGTCAGGGCGGCATAACCGGCCTCGTCATAGGTGGTGGGAAGGGTGGCGCTGTAATACAGCTTGGTCCCGGCGGCGGTGGTAAGATTTGCGCAACTCATGGCAGATTCTCCGGTGGATCAACAAAGGCGGGGCATGACGTAGCGCTCGCCCCAGGTATAGATAGCATCGGCATCCACGCCGACGAATTGCCCGCCGCTATAGCGAGACGGCTTCCACCCGGCGGCCACGGGTACGCCCTGCAAGCTGGTGTAGACGGCCTCGCGAATCGCCAGCATGGCATCTGCCGCCTGGGCGTCCGCGACCGTTACGGCATTGGTTTTGACCTGGATCAGGAGGAGCATCGTCTCCTCGACCGATCCTGAATCCGATAACCCGCGAGAGGCAACAGGCGCGGTACGCTCGGCCACCACGGAAATGCGCGGCCATTTCGGCAGCGCCTTGGCCGGATTGGACCGCGCCGCATCGGTGAATTCTACCACCTCGGCCACAGTGCCCGGGATAAGCCCGGACAGGGCCTCGACGACGAGGCTTGGATCAAGGAAGAGCGGCATCGCGGGCCTCGGCCAAGTGCCAGTAGAGCGAATAGAGCAGCGCGTAGACCTGGCCATAGGTGGCCGTGGCGCCGCTCGTATCCAGGGCGCCCGTGACCGGGTCGCGCAGGGCGAAGGTGGCCGCCATGTCCGTCATGGGCTCACTAATGACCGGCAATTCGCCGCTGCCCATGACTCCCGCGCAATCGGTGATGATGTTATGGCCATTCAGGAGTGTGACCCGCTCCTCCTCCACATAGACCGAAGGCAGCCCGTCCAGTGGGTTGTTGAA